TGCAAGTGTAGAATTAATTGATGTGACTGGAGTAGGGGCTACAGCTTCAGTAGGATCAGTAACTGTAGCTGATATGGCTGTAGGATTGTCAGGAGTTTCGGCAACAGCTAGTGTGGGATCTATTTCACCAACTGAAATGGTAATAGGATTAACGGGTATTTCTGCTACGATTAGTCTAGGACAGGTTGGTGGTCCAATAGCTTGGAATAAACTAACTCCGACACAAGGTGGTAGTTGGAGTGAAAAAACAGCTACTCAGGGTGGTAGCTGGAGTAAAGTTACACCATCTTAATAAATATATGATGTTGACATTATGTATAAAACAAATTAAAAATAACGAATTAAGCAGGAGATAAATTATGGCTTCAACATATACACCATTAGGTGTTGAAAAAATGGCAACCGGCGAAAATGCTGGTACATGGGGAACAAAAACTAATACAAACTTAGAAATTATAGAACAATTAGCTGGTGGTTATACAACACAATCCATCGCATCAACCCCTACTACATTATCTGTTTCAGATGGATCAACAGGAGCAACTCTTGCTCACAGAATTATAGAATTTACAGGAACAATTGGTGAAGCTACTACGGTAACAATTCCTATAGATGTTCAAGATTTGTATATAATTAAAAATAGCTCATCAGGTGCATACACAGTCACATTTAAATATGTTTCAGGTTCAGGAGACACGGTACAATGGTCTGCTACAGACAAAGGAACTAAAATTATTTATGCCACTGCTAATGATGGCACTAATCCTGATATGGTGGATGTATTTGCTACATCTTCAGAAATTACATTAGCCAATCAAAATACATTAAAATTAGGGGATGCTGATACTTCAGCTTATGCAGGGTTAAAAGCCGCTGCTACAACAACCTCTTATACATTGACTTTACCAGCTGCAGTAGCTAGTGGGTCAGATTATGCATTAACCACATCAGATAGCTCAGGAACTTTACAATGGACTGCTACGTCGGGTTTTGGTATTTCTTCCGGAAAAGCTCTTGTATACGCTATGCTTTTCTGATAAACAATTAAAGGAATTTAAATTATGGCAACACCAAATCTAGCATCAGTCGCAACGATAACACCTAAGAACGCTATGGGCAACTTAGGAGATACAAACAGAACAACTATGGTGGATGTTACTGCAGAGTACGCTGCAAAAGTAAATACAATTTTAATCGCTAACACAGACGGAACTAACGCATGTGATGTTACTATAGAAATTAGTAATGATAATGGGAGCACTTATTATAAAGTTGCAAGTACAATTTCTGTTCCCGCAGATGCAACAATGAGTTTTATAGATACTCCTATATGGTTAGACGAGACAGATTTATTAGCGGTTACAGCAGGAACAGCAAGTGATTTATCATGGCATGTTTCTTATGAGGAATTCGCTGATTAATAAAGGAGGAATAAATTAATGCCTAAAATAATTAAAGTAGCCAAAGGTAGTTACACCGCAACTGATATTACCGTTGATTCATCGGGAAGAGTAATTTCTGCTTCTTCAGGAGCAGGTGCAGCTAACATGGCTTTTGCAATGTCAGAATCTGCTCCCTCAAGTGGAGCAAATGGAACTTATACTGCTTCTCCAGGTGCGGGCAAAATTATGGTTTATCTGAGAGGCGGCGGCGGTGGTGCTGGAAGTCTAACTCCCGACTCCGGGAAAGGTGGAGGAGGAGGTTTCGGTGGTTTTGGAGTTTTAGCAACACCAATCTCACAACCTTATGCAGTGCCATATGCTTTGGGTGCAGCAGGTGCTGGCGGAAATGCCAACTCTCCGGGAAGTGCAGGAACTGCATCTACTTTTAATACAAATTTTGTAGCAAACGGTGGCGCCGGAGGAAATAGAGGCCCTAATCCTGGAACTGGTGGAACAATGGGATCTTGTACAGGAGCAACTTTAGATATTTCAGTTCCTGGTAACGCGGAAGGAAAAGCAGGACACGGTAATGCTAGCCAAACTTCTATGAATAGATTTTATGATGAGTCTATTGTCTACGTTGGGGATTCGACCCTACCGCTAGGTAACCCTAGTATACAACAGACCGGTTTCGGTGGCAAAAGCGCAGGCCCTGGATCTTCAGTAATAGGAGGAGCAGGACTAGCTGGGGGAATAAAAATCTTCGAAGATCTCGGATAACATCATGGCTCAAATAGTTTTTAGAAATATAGACACTTTAGAATTAGGAGATCTTATTGGTTACGCTAAAACAGATACAGATTTAGAATATATAACTAGAGGTTATAATCATTTATATAAAATATTTGATATCACCGACAGTGAGTATGAAGACGTATTTAATGGGGTCAAAGAAGTTGAAATATCAAATAATACTCCCACGCTTGTAACGCTACCAATAACAGATGAAGGTACAGTAAATAAAGAAGTTTTTACAAATGAACTTGAAAATTTTAAATCTCACTTAAGGGATGCACTTGCTGTTAAAACAAATCATTCTAAAAAAACAGAAGCAAATGAAATAATGGAATATTTAAACTCAATTGATGTAGAAAGTTTAACTTATCCTACAGTGCACCTTCCCCAAAAAATGAGGGATGATAATAAATTCATGGCCTTAAACGCATTTTAATTTATTATTTACATTGCTGATGAAAGAAATTATTGATGAAAGAAAAAATAATAGAATTTATTTATCCTGAAGATTCTAAAGAATTATTTAAGGATAACTTTCCTATACCGGCTAAATTAAATATACCTGATTGGTATAAAAAACTTGAAACTAGTCAGTTTAAAAAAACCATTAAAAGTTGTATGCCTTTTTTAGATTCTTTAAGTGCTGGTTATATATTAAAATTAGACCAGGATTTTTATATAAAACATAATTTTATAAATGAAAATAATGAAAAAGATTCAAGTTTTAGAGTTTCTTATCATCATGTAGAACGTGACCTTTTCAATATTAAAGGAATAAATTTAAACTCAGGATACCCTGAAATACATCCCCCAGAACAATTGGGAGAGAAGTGCCCTTTAAATAAAAAAAATAAAGGTTTATCTCATTATAAAATTTTAAATCCATACATTATTAAGACCCCACCTGGATATTCTTGCTTATTTGTACCTCTTTTAAATAATAATGACGATAGATTTGAAATTATTTCTGGAATAGTTGATACGGATACTTTTGAGATGGCTATTAATTTTCCAATAGTAATTAATGGAGATAAATACCCAACATTAGAAACAGTAATAAAAAGAGGAACCCCTTATGTTCAAGTTATTCCTTTTAAAAGAGACAAGTGGAAAATGAAAACTGTAGAAGGCACAAAAAGTAAACACTTTATAAAACAATTAAAAATCACTAAATTTTTTTGGAACAATTATAAAAATTTATTTTGGAATAAAAAAAAATGGAATTAAAAGATTTTATTAAAACATTTGATAATGCTTTAGATCCAAAAATAGTTGGTTCTTTAATAAAATATCTCAACAAAATTAAATTTAAACCTACAACAATAATTGGTTCTGAAAAGGGAGGCCCCACTGTTGATAAGGATATTAGAAACACTGATTGCTGGTCATTTACACATAACCCTATAAATGATACAAGTTATAGTAATGTTCATTGGACAAATTTTTTAAGCGGTCTTTTTATAGAATGTTTTCGTCAGTATAAAAGTGTTTATAAAACAGAAATATATTGTACCAAAGTAAGTACAATCGATGCTTTAAAATATGAAGAAGGAGGTTTTTATACGCCACACCATGATCATCATTCTTCAGCACCGAGAACTTTAAGTATGATTCTTTTTTTAAATAATGATTATGAAGGCGGTGAAGTAACTTTTTATAATCCAACTAAAGAACTTACAAAAGTCATGTCAGTAAGTCCAAAACCTGGTAGTGTTATTGTGTGGCCTTCAAATTTTCTTTATCCACATTCAGTTGAAAAAGTTACGAAAGGTAAAAGGTATACAGTTGTATCATGGTTGCTTTAGATAAATTAAGTTATAAAATTATTCCTAATTTTTTGAATGAACAAGAAATTAATTTGTTAAAAGATTACTGCAAATTAAGGCATTTTAAAAATAGAGATAGTTTTGATTTTGAACAAAGTAATAATGGAGATACAGCTTTTTACAAAGATCCTTTAATAGAAACTATTTCAAGTCAAAAAAGATCTTTAATTGAAAAAGAAATTAATATTAAATTATATGAAACTTATAGTTTTTGGAGATGTTATACTTATGGTGCTGAACTTAAAAAACACAGCGATAGACCATCTTGTGAAGTAAGTGCAACTGTTTTTATTGATTCCGATAAAAATGATTGGGGTATTTTTATGGATGAAACAAAAGTTATATTGAATAAAGGTGATGCTATAATTTATAATGGATGTAAACTAGAGCATTGGAGAGAACCTTTTGATGGAGATTATCATATTCAAGCTTTTCTTCATTACGTTGATAGAGATGGTGAGTACGCAAATTATAAAGGAGATGTAAAAAGATGAAAATAATACAATACAAAAAAGATGGGTCAGCTAAAATTGAGTTTTCCGAATTAGAAATAAAAATTATAAATGAAAAAAAATGTTTTGACCTTCCTGCGAAATCTTTAAAACATATAGTTAATAATTTAATGGCTATAATAGTCAATTTTCAAGAAAATTTTCCTGAAGATGTTAAAAACATACAGTCTTTTGGAGAGGGTAAGGATTCAATTGAACCAGAAAATAAATGAGACTTAATATTTTTTCCACGCCTATATGGATCGAAGATATAGACAGTTCAAAACTTGAGCTTATCACCGAAGAGTATAAAAGAAGGTGGTTGAGTGGCACTTTATCTTCTTATGGAACTAATAATAATAAAATAACGGAAAAAGGTATGAGGTATTTAAAAGAACAGATAATTAATTGTTTGCAAGATTTTAAAATTTTTGACTGTACGATTTCAAGTGTTTGGAGAAATGTTTACAATAATAATGATTTTCAAGAAAGACATATGCATCCTAATTCTTCTTTCTCATTCATTATATATGAAAAACTTCAAACACCACACACAGTATTTTTTCACGCAAGCCATGATATGATTTATGCAACTAAGGTAAATAAACATATTGATTGTATTTTTTTTCCTCAAGTAAAACAAAATCAAATGATTATATTTCCTAGTTATTTAGAGCATATGGTTAAAAAAACTAACCCTGCTATAACAATAAGTGGAAATATAGATGTATGAAATTTTTAGGGGCGAGAATTGGAGAGCACGACTCTAATATTACGTATACAGATGGTGTTAATGTAAAATATTTTAAACCAGAAAGAACAAATCAAATAAAACATTTTGCATATAATGATATTTTTTCTTGGTTAGAATCATCTAATATTTTAAATTTTAATTTAAATGAAATAGATGCAATAGGCGTTGTATTAGATTCATATGCTTTTAAGTGGTTAGGAGAAGATGAAGGTAAATTATATAAAAATATAAACATACCTTTTGAACCTTTTACAAGTTTAAAGTGTCCTATTTTTAAAATAGATCATCACTACGCTCACAGTTTGTCTTCTTGGATGTTAACAGATAGGTCATCTACTGATTTTGTGTTAGATGGTTTTGGTGATTTATATAGAACTTGCAGTGTTTTTTCTAAAAATAAAATACAAAAATGTTTCACGTTAGATGATGAAATGTATTCATTTGGAAAATTTTTAGCAGAACAGTGTGCGGGAACACTTAAGATAAAAGGAATGGGAGTGGATTTAGCTGGTAAAGTGATGGCGCTCCAATCGTTTGGAAAATTAAATAAAGAATTTAATAATTATATATCTCAATTTCCCTTAGAAGATTCACAAAAAATATTTGATATACACCCTTTTATTAAAGCAGTAGGAAGTAGAATAGCTTCTAAACATAATTTTTTAGATTATGTTAGAACGATTCATAATCGTATGGAAAAAGCCTTTCCTGAATTTTTTAGTAAGTATTGTAACTCAAAGGACATTATAACTTATTCTGGTGGTGTTGCTCAAAATATATGTATTAATAGTGAGCTTAAAAACCAATATCCCAATATTGTAATTCCACCACATTGCGCAGATGAGGGTTTAAGTTTAGGGGTAGTGGAGTTTTTAAGAAGGCATTTTGAACAACCAAAATTTAATGCGACTAATTTTCCATTTTGGCAAACAGACATTATTCCTGAAACATTGCCCTCGGACCAATTAATAAAACAAACTGCACATGAGTTGGCTCAAGGAAAAATAGTAGGTTGGTATCAAGGGCACGGAGAAATAGGGCCTAGAGCTTTAGGAAATAGGTCTATTCTCATGAGTCCTGAAGTTAAAAATGGAAAAAGTATTATAAATGATAAAGTAAAACATCGAGAAGATTATAGACCCTTTGCTGCATCTATTAAATTAGATAAAACAAAAGATTATTTTAATTGGGATGGTGAAAGTGAATTTATGTTATATAGTGTTAAATTTAAAGATAAGATATTTGACTCAATAGCACACGTAGATGGCACCAGTCGAATTCAAACAGTCAACCCTACACATAATTATTTTTATCAACTGCTAGATGAGTTTGAAAAACTAACAGGGTTACCTATGCTTTTAAACACATCTTTAAATGATAATGGTAAACCTATAGCTGGTAAACCCAAAGATGCCTTTGATCTTTTAAAGCATTCTGACCTAGACTATTTAATTGTAGGAGACTCTGTTTACAGAAAATAACCATATTGATTTATGTAGCTTTTAGCTATAGTATCTAACCCTTTACTTAAATAGGTATTTTATGTTACAAAAAATAGGATTTTTACCAGGCTTTTCT